TTATAATCCAACCATAAGAGAACCAGTTGTTATTAGTAAAAATGATATCATAACAACAATACCAGTGAATAGTTCATTTAACTCATATTTTTCTTCGCCTTCAAAGACTTTCTTCATACCTACGAAAAGCATCGACACAACTAAATAAATTAACAACAGATAAGCACCTGCTACAACCAGTACATAACCTATTGTCCTTATATTAGGATTGCTTACATTGCTCAAAAGGTTGCCAAAAACTTGGACAGATCCCATCAATGCAAAGGACAACGCTGTAAAAACCCCAAGAATACCAACAAATTCAGAATAAATCTTAGTCACCTTGTTCTGGGTTCGTTTTACTTTTTCAGAAACACTATCCGACATTTTAGTAAGATAATCCCTCTGTTGACAGCTAAGAATAACATGTCTCTCAAAGTGTATCATATTGTCTTTTTCTTTCTCAGTCAATTGCATGTTTTCAAATATTCCACTGAAAGTATTTTCTTGTCTATCATTAACACCAAAGAATTTCTCTAATAGCTCAAACTCTTCACCCTCCATGCTGTATACAACTCTACTTATTTCTTTATAATCTTTGCATACTTCAATATGTTTGCTTATTTCTTCCAAAAAGCCTACAAAGTCACTATCACGTTTATCGGGTCGATCATTTACATGATCAATACAAGATCTAAATATATCTTCAATATTACTCATTACTGCACCCCCAACAAATTGACATTATCTTTATAGCAGGATTCAATTTCTTCATAAGAATAATCAATAGCTTCATGATTCATAATATCTGATCTAAAATTTTTCCAACTAGAATGATTATGCGTTATATCAACCAATTCCCACGGCTTTTTTTTCATTATTTTTTTTACAACAGCAGTTAATTCTGATTCGATGGATTTATCAGCTAAATTCAATTTTTCACAAACGAATTCAAATTTATTATCCTTTTTAACAATCTTTGAACTTAAATGCGCTATTGGACCAGATGCATATATCTTAAACTCATCATACACACTAACTTGAACTGGACCATATTTCCATTTTGAAAAATTACCATTAATTATAGGTTCTCCATAACGCGCCAAACAATATCCTTGCAAAAAAAACATTATTTTTTGTAATTTAAGATTAGTAATGCTTTTCTTATTTTCATTTGCAATCTCGATTATAAAATTAGCAACGGCTATAGGTTCCTGAATTGCTATGCTCATGACACGTCACCCTCCTTAATTGAATTTTATCACATCTGTCAAGTACTATATCTTGACAGGCAACGTAATCAAGTCCAAGATGTAGTGCAGTAAAAGCAAACCTAATACAACAATTGTTGTCCAACAAAAATTAAGTTAATGTTGCTGATGTGATTGCGGCTAGCCAGTGAGCTTACTGATGTGCCTAACCGACTAGCAATGCTGCTCAACGTATCACCACGTCTGACAGTGTAGGTATGTGTAGTAGCCTGCCCGCTGATGGTCAGCTTGTCGCCTGGATGGATAACGGAATAAATCGTCTTTCCGTTGCGACTAGCTAACGCATACATAGACAGTCCATGCTTAGCCGCGATGCTCCACCACGAATCTCCAGGCTTAACAACATAAAAGCTAGTATTGGTATTTTTAACTGGTTTTGCACCGTTTTTGATTGTGCCCTTAACTTTAATTTTTTGACCCGGATGAATAACGTTGTTAATCGACATGCTATTAAGCTGTGCCAACTGATACATGTCCATGCCAAAACGATTTGCGATTGACCACCACGAATCGCCAGGCCGAATAGTATAGTAACTCCCAGAAACAGTAACAGTCGGCTTAACCGCCACGGCGTTTTTAACATCTCCTTTAATAACAGAAACAAGTTCCACGTTTCCATCAGTACCATGCCAGTTGTCCGCGAATTGCCACATCGCTACATAGTTCATAGACGGGAAATAAGCAAAATCTGGTGCTAGCTGTAATCCGGTTGTCTTGTAGCTAGCAACCCACAGGCACGTTCCAAACTGCTTACCAATACGCTCAATATCTACATATCTTTTCATATAATAGGCACCGCTATATAGCAGCGGTTTATACCCCGCGTCTTTAATGGCTGACATAAACTCAATGACTGCATCGGTATTGGCTGTGCTTGACATCGATGCTCCCTGCTCGTAATCCAGCGCAATAGCAGCTCCCTGTTTTAACCCTGTCCTGTGCGCATCCGATACTGCATAGCCGGCCATCTTTTGCGCCATCAATCTATCTGATCCAAACTGTCCCCAGAAATAGCCTGCAACGTCCTGCCCGCTTTTTGACGCATTGGCCAGCTGTGCTGAAGCTTTTGGATTTTGATAATGTTCTCCTTCAAAGCCGCCGGAACCGCCTAGCTTGACAATGGTAAATTCAGACCCTAGCTGTTTGCGTTGTAGCATGTACTCAAAATCACTCAATTGATAGCTAGATACGTCCTGACCTAATCGATTTGCCTGCGCATTCTGACCGCATAAAAAAAGCCCTGCGCATACGGCAAAGCCCAACATAATTTTACTTCTCATCGTCGTCACCTCGATAGTCATCGGATAACTTATAAATGTATTTTTTAAGCCAAGATGGAATCGGGATTCCCATCTGACCCAGATTTTCTATAATCGAAATCCCGTAAAAAAGGATATAAAAAATCAAAAGTGTATCGGCCATGCCACTCGCCCCGTAGATATCACATAACGGATAAAGTACGCATACAACTAGCAGCAGAGTCGAGTGCTTGATCAGGCCGCTGATTCCCTTACTGGATGTCGTTTCCTTGTTAATCAGTGATTTGACAAAACCTGTCATGATATCGATTAGAACCACTAGAAAAAACGCGAAGAAAACAGGGTTATCAATCAGTGCCGACAAATGTTTAATGTATTCTATATGCAGCATTTAATCACTCCTTTTTATCCTACCCACCCACCGCTATAGTTATTATTCTGTTTCAGTTTCTGAGTAAACCTGGTCTTGCACAGCATAAACAAATTCTCTGAACGAATTTGCATCATCTCTTACAGCTTTGGAATTTTTGCGATAAAGATCAACGTTAGCAATTGTTGTAACGATATCTTGACTCAACGCATCATTAGATGATACTTGCGCCGAAAAGCGTGCCACCAATTCATCTCCTATTCTTGATTCTCCAGAAAGGTTGACTGTTTTCTGCTTTGTAAGTGCCATTGCTAATCCTCTTCTTTCTTTTGATTTGCTTCTGCTACCATTTGTTGCAATTTTTCATTTTCAATTGCCAAGTTAGCTAATTTGATATTAAGATTACCAATTTCAGCAGCAAGATTGCTGATGATTTTTTGTAGTTTTTCAGTATCCATTACTTATCCTCCTTATTTTCTGCTCCAATAATGTTAACTAATGACGGATCTACACCGTTTTGCTTGCAGAAGTCCTTTTGCTCTGCAATGGCTGCTGCCATAAATTCCTGTTGACGTTTCTCGATAACCTTATCATCTTGCTCAGGCAAAATAGCCCTGCCATCATCAGAATAACCAATCGGCTCTGATAGCCCCATCGTTCTAACAACAGGTGTGCTGCCATCGCCTGTTAAGTATGTTTGCATTTCGGCAATTTCGTCACCGTTAGCATTTTCGATTGTATCCGTAAGAATGATTGTTTTTTTCAAAGCCATATTATTTCCTCCTATTTTATAAATCGCGAACCTTAGATCCGGCAAACTCTCGGATTCCGCCTGAAGCAAAGGCAATCCCGGATGTTGGCGAAGTTCGATTGGAAATCGCAGGTATCTTCCATTGCTGATACCAGTTGGACCACTGACACCACGTAAATCTCAGCTTGTTAGAAGCGCCACAGGAAATTTCCACATTTTCCATGTTCATAGTTCCCCACGGCTTTATGTCATCCCAACGAAACGCGATTCCCGATGATGATTTAGTATTTTCGTTGTAACCAACCTGTATAGATGGATAATAGTAGCCACTGTTACCCCAGCGTATGTTCCTGATATAGAAGGGATCCTTTCCTCCCGTATAAATTGTGCGTGCTTTGTCATTTTCCAATGTACACGTATCGTACCAGTGAAAGCCTGAGCCGAAACCTCCATAACCTGTCGCAGACCACTTCATCGAAGCGTTCCATTCATAACCGCCGTCAAAATTACCTTTAACAACCTTACCAATCGAGATTTCATCCCCATTACCGCCGCTGCTACTTGGGCAGACTACCAATCCTAATCCGTTCAAATTCGTGTTTGCCGTATTTTGAGCATAAACCAATCCGCCCGTCCAACGATAATCGCTAGAATTTGGTTCTTGGCGCTTGATACAATACCCCGCGCTGCCAAGATCAAATGTCCACTGATCCTTGTTAGCGGCTGTACCACCTTCAGCGTGGATTCCTGACCCGTCTAATCTCATCCACGAATTGTTGCTACCCATCAGCTTTGCAATTTTAGCCGTCAGCGTGCCGGTGGTGATTTTAGACGCATCGATATTAACGACGTTGATTTTAGCCGCATCGATGGTGCCAGCCAGCATCATGTCTGCAGTGATACCAGTTGCTTTGATTTTTTTTGAAAAAGTCGTCCCGTCAATCGCAACATCGCCGTTCAGTAGGATGTGCTTTGAATCAATCTTGACTGCAGCACTAGTCATGTCGATTTTCGATATGTCAGAACCCCCGACGAGTTGGGCAACTTTTAAACCAATTCCATCTGATGACTGTTTGATTGACGTCATGTTTGACTGAGTGTAATCATCAAGCTTCACAAAACTTGCATACGCTACATAACTTGCGCCACCTTTGCCAGTCATATCTTTAGTTGCTATGCATGGCAGAACTCGCGTGACATTATCCGGCACCGTTACAACGCCCTTTACCCATCCCCAGTGATCTGGAGTGATAGTGGCACTTGGCCCCATCGCCCAGTGCGTTTTCCCGCCTTGTTCATAGCGCAAATATGCGGCAACTATAATGTTCAGACCGTTATATACGCTCTTCATGTTAGGGCACAGTGCCTCAACATAGAATTTAGTGCCCGGTTTGACAGGTATCCATGAGGTTCCATAGTATAGGTCACTGCCTGTCGAGGAGTACACCCAGTTATAGAATCCGTTAACCGGCCCACCTTTTTGGAGGGTTGCCGGCGTTTTTAAATCAGCACAGCGCCAATTTCCGACTGCTGAATCCTCAAAACTCTTTTTGCCGATGAGTTGACCGCTTGAATCCAGATTGTATTTCCACGCTTGCTGTTGGAAACCGGTTGCGTCTTGGATCCAGCTTGAGTTCTGATTGATCTTGATTAATTTCTTCCAGTCATCGGTGGCCTTCAAGTCACTGATGGTTGAATTTTTAAGAGCATTCTCACGTGTCTGCGTTTCGGTCTTGGTATACACCGACGATGACAAAGCATAAGTCCGCTTTACTTCTGCCTGATATGCAGTCAGTGCATCGGCCTGAGTCTGTATGCGCTTGTTAATGTCCCCATCCGACATGCACCAGTCAGTAGCTTTAGTGCCTTTTTCGAGTTTTACGTGGCGGATAGCGATTTGACCAACAAAAGAGCTTGTAGTGCATAGCTGCAGAACGGTAGCAGCCGAGTCATTGGTTGGCTGTACCGGAGATGTGGCGATGGCAGACAAGCGGACAGCCTGTCCTACTTTAAGCGTGCACTCTCCACTCGTCCCGTAAGAGAACCAGTCGCTTTTTCTACGGATTAGCAGCTCAGCCGTGGGCAATCTAGAAGAGCAGTTGAGCAGCTTAACATCAATACTAACTGTGTAGATTCCCGCTTCCGGTTGGCCCTTGGGCATATCGATGTACCAGTTGTTACGGTTTTGCTTTGCTGTTTTCTGCGTGAAGACTGTCCAGCCGTTTTGGAAACTCATAGCGTCATACGAGTCGTGCCCAATCGCTGTGCTTTCCATTGAGCTATTGTCCAACAGATTTGCTCCGCCAATCTGTAACCCGTCAATCTTGCCATTAAGCGCCTTGTACGCTTCTGTCGTACCGTATGCATCAGCCACTTTTTTTGCAAATCCGCTGCCGAAAGATCCAGTCGATGTGTTGTAGTCAAGCGCACTGATCAAGTTAGTTGTTTGCTTTTTTGTTTGACTGGTTTCATTGCTGTACGCAGATACCAAAGTGTTCAAATCACCGGTTGTCCCATCCTTACCGATCAGCTTCCTGATTGTAGTATCATAACCGGCTACTTTCATATCAATTCCGCTTGCCTTAACCACGCTGTTGGCAAAGCTTGTCGATTTCATCGTGTTTTCAATGTTTTCAGCTTTGGTCTTAACGTTTTTAACGTCAGCAGCTACTGTTTCGATTTTGTCAGCGCTTTGTTTAAACTGCGTGCTTGTCACATACCCATTCAAATCGGTTTTATTGGCTTTTTGGCTGAGTTCGGTTGACGTTTGTCGCTTAAACGTGTTGTACTCACTACCATCGACTTTAGAATCAATAAGGGATTCAATACGATTATTTTCAGCTTTAACGCTGATCAACCCGCCTTTTCCGTCGCTCAGTGCTGCTTCCAGAGCACCCGCTCGGGCCGATGCTGACGTAACCTTGCCATCGAGCGTGGCATACGTGGCTTTTACACCACTGACATCTGACTTGATTTCTCCAATTGCTTTGCCGTTTTTTGTCACGGTTTTAGCAACGTCATCAACTTTAGTGCGTGCTTCGGCAGCAACGCTACTAGCCTCCGTTGCATTTGCCGAAGCAGTATCCGCAGTTGCCTTTGCCACTTGAGCTGTTTCCGAGGCTTTAGTCACGGCTGTGGAAAAAGCCTGCTTCTCAGTCTGGTAAGTTTCGTTAGGAACGTACTTGTCATCGATTTCTTTAAATTGTGCGTTGAAATCTTTGATGGCCTGGTTAACTTCCTTCTGCGTGTTATGCAGCTCTGCCGTCGACGTAATCAGTTCCCAGTTACCATTCTGATATTGGTACATTTCAGTCTCGCCGTTGCCGAGATCCTTGTACCACAAGTCCCCCTCAACAGCAAACTGTGGCTGCGATGTACCGAAATGATTGGTATTCTTGCCGTTAGCTGACTGCAACGCTGATTGCGAGTAATCTTTGGCGCTCTGCACCGTATCTTGCACTGCGCTGATCGTTGACGTTATGCTGGCGGCTTGAAAATCATCCCCCAGTTCAACTGTGTTGTTCTGCGCATTGAGCAAATCGTGAGTGACCTTGTATACACGCGTCAGGTACTCTATTTTTAAATCATGCCTGATAATCGCAACAGTATCGCCCAAATTTAAGCTACCGACGTCTGTAACTGACGCTTTAAAAGAGACCTTAGGCCGTTTCAATTCTTGCAGCTTATCGTATGTTGCCTTTATCAATAAATTTTTATCATTGATTTTGTCAAATTCAACAAAACCGATTCGAGGTTTGCCATCTGAAAAACCATATACGGCCGTTGCGGACGGGTCCTCGAGATATTCTTGGCCAGCCGGTTTATCAAGCGGATTGCCCGCCGATTTTTTCCAAACAACGTCGGCAAACGTAATCCGCCTACCGTATCCATCAGGACTTCCATCAGTACCTTCGCTGACCTGCACACTGGACCCACGGCCTACCAGTGCAGTTACCAAAGTGTCACTGGACTGTTCACATGTTACGCTTAACAGTTTGTCACCGTACTCAAACCGCCGCCCCGTCCTAGCTCCTTGTTGTTGATACAGGTTAACCAATCGCCTTTTGACCTGGTTGTCAATCGGATCAAAAACAACGTCAAACGTGATCTCTAAGTTAAACAAGTTGACCACGCTCTGCAGACTGGCTAGCACGGTCGTGTAGTAGAAATTGGTTGTTTGCGTGCCGGTGTCAGCAACATATCCGACAGAAAACCGTGTTTGCGCAAGAATTTGCGTCAGCATTTCTTTGGCAGTTCGATTTTGCGGTCTCAAATCCTTGATATATGAGTATGCGCCCAGTTCATCATATGCCGATTCAACTGCGGTATAGCTGACCTGATTGTCTTCTTGAGTTTCGGTCAAGATTTTAAAACACACATACGTTGTCGCACTTGGTCGTTGGAACAGTACGTACAGACAGTCATCACGTAATTTTTTAGCAACGGTAAATTTCAAATTGCCCGCAGTGTTAATCTGCTCTTCAAATGTTGCGCTGATGACATCGGACGAAACAATTCCAATCACATCCTGTTTTTTGTTCAGCTGATACAAAATCACAATTTTTTCACCTCGAATCTAATTACATAGCCTCCACTTGCGTTAAACGTCAGCTTAGTGTTGTGGTCAATCCTAAAATCAGCAAAGTTGCTGTTGAGAGAAACGCTTGACAATACCGTAGCGCCGTTGACCGTACATGTCAGGGATTTAAAGTCAATCACTATTTTCTTGCCGGCTGAAACTGACTGATTTAGCAGAAAATGCTTGCCTTGATTGCTAGTGACTTGGAATGTGGAAATTCCCTCCGCTGGCGTGAATTCAATCGCTGCTGGCAAATTTGCAAACCCAGTGTCATCATACTCGGACAAATTTACAGACGTCCCTATTCCCGTTATAGTCTTCTCCGCAGAATAACAGTATGGGTCGCTCAGCGTAATTTCGATGGTCCCTGTTGGGTGAAGAGTGGTATCGTCAAACGTGAGTGACGTTACAGTACCGGTATATCTATAGCCGTCATCGGCAAAGGAAACTTCCGTATTCCTGACGGACAGAAGCTTTTTAAGTTTCCCTGTTTTGTCAGACAGATCCGACAGGCTTGAAGCTTGAAGGAAAAAATTTACCGTCAGCTTCTTCGATTCAATGCGCGAACTTAGGTATTTAGCACCATCACTGGCTAAATCAGTCGAATTGACCGCAGTTGTAAAATTACCACGACCTGAAACGGCAAGCGTGTCAAAGTCGGCTATTGCGGTATCAATGCATTGCCCACCATAGCTAAATGCCACCTGTGATCTCACACTCACCACTCCTTTCAGAATTTATACGCACGTTGGAACTGCGTCTTAGTACCCTGTGCTTTGGAAATGTCATCAACGAATGCCTGGAAATCACTGCTGCCAAGCGTCAGGTTTATCACAACCGGCGTAGTACCACCCGGGGCAGTACCTGTTTCAATGTTCCCGGAGGTGGCTAATGTAGCAACCGGATTAGCAGTCAGCGTATCAGCAATCGTACCACTCATGCCCAGCACGGTTGACTTAACGTTTTCAAATCCGTTTACCAGTCCCCCGTTAAGCCCGGCCATGATTGCATTGCCGGCCGGAATCAGCAGTTTTTTATCATAGCTGATAGGTCCCTTATGTTTCTTAATCCACTTGGCAATACCTCTTACAAAATGCTTGACGCTTCCCCAAGCTGATTTGAGACCGCTCAGAAGACCGTTCATGATAGCTGCACCGGCATGCCATAAATTGATGTTCCGCAATCCGTTAAATGCAGACCTAACACCGCCCAAAACACCCTTGACGCCGCCAGACACGTTGGAGACACCACGGCCGAATGCGCTAAATGCTGCCTTAGCGCCACTGACGGCTCCGCGTACACCGCCGGATACGCTAGAAACAACGCTGCCTAATCCATGCCATGCTCCTGATACTGCACTCCGCAAGGCATTACCGGCAGACTTCAAACTGTTCCATGCGATTTTCAAACCGTTGACTACGCCCTTGACTCCTTCACCAGCGAGCTTTACACCATCCTTGATTCCGTTCCACGCAGTGCTGACAACGTTCTTCATCGTTTTAGCTGCACCGCCCAGACCACCGAACTGACCGACTAACTGCCCGATAAAACTTGCCAACATTGTAATAACTGGCGAAAATGCTTTGAACACATTAACAATCACTTGAATAATTGGCGTGATGACCTGGATAACAACTTTGAGCGCGTCGAAAGCAAACTTGATCGTGCTCAAAACGCCCTTGAACACACCGCCTAAGAATGCGCCCAAAACCTGGAATGCCGGTTTAAGCGCACCAGCAATAACGCTGACTAACGGTTGAGCCGCATTCCACAATGACGCAAATGATTTGACCACGCCGCTGACAGCAGGACCTGCGACCGAAACGAATGAAGAAAAACCGGCCGAAACCGCCGGCAGAATCGCATTGGCGAGTGACTGCAATCCGCTAAAATTCAAATGCGAAAAACTGTTTTTAATCGTATTGACAACCGGCTGAATTGCCGTTGTGATTTTGGAAAAACTTGACGTAATGCTCGAAAAATCGATTTTAACGCCAAGATTTGAAAACAGCCCTTGAATTCCTTTTTGAACATTGGGAGCCGCCGCCTGGATAAACGTACCTATCGCGCCAGGCAGATTCTTAAAAATTCTGCCGACCATCGGCAAGAAATTGTTAAACAGGAAATTAGACGTGGTTGTCGCCAAAGCATTAAGCGATGGCGTGATATCCAGTTCCCCGTCAGATAAATTGCCAAGAACGTCCTGAAACGAAGCCTTCATCGAGTTGAATGACCCCTGAAGCGTAGTTGATGCTTCCTTGGCCGTTGTACCCGTAATCTTAAGATGTTCCTGAACCGCATGGATTGCCTTGACAGTATCGCCAAAATCGCCGACAGTGTAGTGTTCCCCCGTCAGCTTTTCAGCGTCCTTCATCAGTCGTTCCATTTCGGATTTAGTACCACCATACTAGGTACGTATTCGCCATGATTCGCTACTTCATGACCGCCCGTTTAGGGCTGCTGCATGTCACCATGCAGAATAGACTATCTTTTGTGCATATAATCTTGCACCCTAGCGCTTCGGATTCGCTTGAATCCTACTCTACTCCATTAAAAAAACACCCTTTCAGGTGTTTTCTCTGTTTCGATAGTCGTTACACCTTCCCATTCTAGGCTTGGCACGGTATTGTCTAAGCCGCTAAACTTAGAGTTTCACCGTTTTCACTAGGTTTATACTCGGCTATGGTTTTTCTACCGAGTTTCAAGTTGTCCAACATTTCATAGTTGCCACGGGCAAGAGATTGATACGTTTCCTGAACTAGTTCCATGTCAGTGCCCATTTTATTGGCATTATCGCCCATGTCAGTCATTGCGGTATTGGCCAGTTTTGCGGCCTTTTTCGTGTTACCACCGCACGACGAAACAAGGGACGCCGCAAAACTGGTTACGTTTTCCATGTATGAGTTAGCCGACACACCGGTTGTCCGGTACGCTTCCTGCGCATACCGCTTAACCATACCTGCCGAGCTCTTGAACAGCGTCTCTACACCGCCGATTGACTGCTGCAGCTTGCCGCCCTCTGCAATCGAAGCTGCGATCGCCTTACCGATACCGGCAGCCGCAATTGCAGCTGTTGCAACCGCAGCTAATCTTTTACCGAGGTGCAGTCCACCAGTGGCACCGGCTTCGTCAGCAGCAGGGACAACAGCTTTAGTAATTCCGTCACTGATGCCCCGTGCAGATGGCACGATTTGCACATAAGCTTTGCCGAGCTCAATCGCCATCAGCTTCCACCCCTTTCAAAATTCTGTTGCGTTCCTTTTCAAATTCCTCACCGCTGGCAAATGACAATCCGACGCTTTCTTCGGCATTTCCTGTCAGTATATCAGTCAAGCTAACAGGCTTGTTGCGGTTTTGCTGAGCGTCTTCCGTCTTTTGCCAGATGAGAATGCTTAACCTGTCTAGAATGCCCGCAGACAAAAGCGTATCAAGCGTATATCGCATGTCAGCCATTGCCATTTTTATGCGCGAATCGTCTCTTAAGCCATAGCAAAAAACAGCTACCCGGTCTGCAGGTAGCTGTCTGTAATTGTAAATGCCATACGTTTCAGCCAGGTCGCATATCAGCGCATCCTCATCTGTGTTAATGGCAGCGGCAAGGAATACTATTTTTTTAAGGTGGCCTGTGTGGAAATGATGTCTTCGAACTCGGCCACCATTTTCTCGATGTCAACCACTCCATTCTCGTCTTTGACATGATCTTTCAAATCCTTTACGCGGTCACCGATAAGCTTTTTGAAAATCTGCGGCAGAACGAGCGGATTATCATCCACCTCTGCCAGCAGCTCGACCAGCTCATAGTCCTTGAAAAGATTTTCATCAAATTCGTACTCAAATCCTGTCTTTGTCTTGCCTTTAAGCATTATGATCACCTCCCGCCTTTGGTTTGACAATGTACTCGTAGTGCGTGTTTGAGTTGTCATCGGGGAAGCAGGTAACGGTGGTTTCATAGCCGACATCATCGCCGTCAACATACTTGATTTCGCCAATTTCGGTGACTTTCCCCTGCGGAATCACAATTCGCTTCAGCACATTGTCCCTCAACACCAGCTCAATGACAATCACGTGTTCTTTAAGCTCAGTTGAATTCGATTTAACGACTACCCCTGTGTCAAGCGTTCCTGTGACATTGGCATCACCATACACTTCCTTCAAAACGTCAACATTCAGCACTTCGGCCAAAGTGTATTTGAACGTATCCGTCTTTTCCTTCTGGACGGAGTTGATGATGTCACCGCCCCAAGCCTTGATATCATCAGTCTTGCGTTCATCCGAATTCTGAATGCCGTCATCTGACACGTATCCAAGGCACTTAAACGCTGCATTAAGCGCACTGGTTGCGTCAGTCGGCAATGCCGTCCCGGTCGGAGCGCTGTAAATGGCACCGCCGACTTTAGGTTTTGCATTCGTGACATATTTAACTGTTGTTGCCATTATATGACCTCCTTACAAATAGTTAATATCATATACCGCCTGATAGCGGTAATTCTTAGTTTCAGTATCAGTAAAATTGTAGCTGCCGTTAAGATGCGCACCACCGACGTTCTCAACCGTTGTCAGCCCGTCCATTGCTCGGATGACATCCTCATTGAGCTTCGCCGCATTATACAGTGATGTTCCGTACGATTGAATGGCAACCGTTGCCTTCTTCAAATGATTTGACTCACTGCCGCCCGTTTTATCAAGCAGGACATACGGTACAGTAACGCCTGTTTTATGCTCCAAAAGCACGGGAACATCAAGCACACTGTCGAGATACTGTTTCAAAATGAGTTCAATCACGTGCCGCATTCACCGCCTTCAGAATCGTATTATGCTTCGCATTACTGCGTTTTGCCTTGATGGAATCGGCATATACCATAGTGTTTGCACGATTCTTGCCGACATATATATCCTGTTCGTATCCATCGCCGCACCGTTCCCGAATGATTTTAGCCTTAGCCTTAAGCCCTGACTGCATCTCGGACGATTTGAGCAGCTGTGCAACACCGGCACGGTTTAGTACAAAACGGTTCTTACTCATATCGTTCCACCATCACTTTCCTATTCCACGCCAGCGGTATCAAGCTTTCGATGCCTTCCTGAGGAATGCCCACAGTTCGCCAGGTCTGGCCAAAAAACTTGACCTGCCGATTGGCCCAGGTGTGCGAATCTCCTTTAGGTATGGCTAGCTCATACACGATCTTCTTGCCAGTCAAGCTCATCTCGGCAGTAACATCATCCGTTGACGCTGGCGCTACCAGAACGTTGTCAACCGCAATCTCTTCCTTGACCGTAACCGGCTGTCCGAACGGGTCTTCTGATTCCTCTGTCTCGTCAACGAGAATAACTGTAATTCCTTTAAGCATACGGGTCAATCACCCCGTATCTCTGACGTTTCAATCCCAGGCGCTTAAGCTCAGTGTCCTTGATAAACAATCCACCGCCAGGAACAAGGAATGAACCACTGTAGGAGTAGCCTAAAGCGCTCTCCGTCATCTGTGTCATCGGTTCCTGATCAGTTGACGTCATCAGCGTTCTCGCTACAACATCAACGGTCACAGACTTTAAAACGCTCGCATAAGCATCGCTGTCAGCCGCCAGTTCATCAAGATTTTTGCCCACTTTGTCCGCTTCGACACGCAGACTGTCAGAGACAATCTCCAACAGACCTTCCGCACGCTCGCGTTCAGCAGGCTTCAAATTGCGCCACAACTTTTCTATATCCTCGATAGTTGCAAAATTTGCCACCCTTCCACCCCCTTAGTTAACCTATAGTGACTATTCTGCCGGTGCTTTGATACGTGCAAACGCCTTCGCGTCAAGCACGCCCCAACCGATAAACGACTCGGCACGAAGCAGCACTTCGTTGTTTGCCTTGAGGTCGCGGCCCGTCTGATCAGGATCACCGTACTCGATGACCTCGAGCGGGATTTCTTCCGAGTAGCCCCACTTGAACGCATTCTGAAAATCGCCTGCAATCACGTAGTCGTTTTCGGACGTAGCGCCTTTTGTGGCAAGCGTCTTGTTGACATCAGATGCCATGCCGTAAAATGCGGCAGGATTCTGGCCAAAGCGGAATTCAGGATACTGAACTACACCGTTAACCTTAACCTGCGCCAGCGCCTGGCCAGCTGCAGGGGAAAGTGCGAGACCCGTAACATCGTAATCGTTGGCAACAACAGTTTGAACAATTGAATCAATCTGATCATCAAACTGTGTTTTAGCATTAAACTCAACCGCTGTTACCAACCCATCAATCGAATTAGTCGCCTTGAATGATGCGTCAGTAAGCGATTTGGGTTCCAGACCATGAATTGCGGCCAAATCAAAGGCAACCGCAATCTTTTTAGCAAATCCATCAGAAAAGGCCTGAAGGTAATCTACCTGCTTGACCTCAGAGCAGTATTTGAACTCGTCAGTAATGCGAGCCTGGTAAACAAACTTCAACGGGCGGATTACCTTTGCTTCAATCGTTGCCTTTCCCGGCTTTTTTGTTTCGCCTTCGCCGACAATTTGAGCGTTGCCTTCGAGGTTAAAAACAAACTGCTGCGACCCGTTGAACGGGATTGGCGTCTGAGCGCTCAACTTGGCAAGGGTTGAATAGCCCTTGACCTTGTTCATGAGTTCTGTGACGAGTTCCGGCGAAAATGTTGTGCCGGTGTTAAGTGTATCAGCCATATTATCTATCTCCTTTACTTGTTTGTGAGCTGGTGAATCATGTTGCCCCAGCCTTTATCATCAACTGCCGGTTCTGTCGATTTCAACGGAGCAGCCGACTTAGGCTGCATGTATCCAGCCAGTGTTTCTGCATCGCGCTTCAGGCTGTCTTCATCATCACCTCGTAGCCGATTGGCAAACTCAAGTGGCAAACCACTCTGCAAAGCCACGCGGGTTTTCATTTTCTCCGTTTCATAACCGGAAATCTTGGCCTGCAGGTCTGCGATTTGCTTGTCAAACTCGCCTTTTTCCGATTTGGATGATTCGACCGTCGAATGCAGCTCAGCATTTTCAGTTTCAAGTTCCTCAACGCGTTCCTTGAGCTTGTCGTAATCGGCGTACTTCTCTTTTTGACGAGCTAAACGCTCTTTTACGATACGATCAAGTTCTTCCTGCGTTTCGATTGTTTTAAATTCAGACATATCACTGTCTCCTTTCTCCGCATTTCCCGTGCGTTCGGTAATGTCAGCAAGCTAGTAGCTTACTTTCTGCTTTTTACGGGGCTTGAGGGTTGCACAAGCCCAGTGCGCCAGCAGCGCGCTGTCCATAACACTGATATCCATGTCATCAAACTGCGATCGGTACCCAAAACCGCCGCTTGAGCCAATGCTACGTTTATCACAGTTCGTTGCAATTCTGCTAAGCGTCGGCTGCCCTGCGTGGCACAGCGTTTTTTGATAAATCGCCTGTTCCCACATCGAGTTGGCTGTGATGATTTCCTTGACGGTCGGCAGTACCACATTTTTGACATGATAGTCCTTGAGTTCGTCAGCCAGGATCTTCTGACGACTAGCTCCATCAATCACGATTTGCTCCACATAAGCGGATTTTAGGAAATTAACGATCCACTGATTACCATTGCGAACTGATTGACAGTCGATGGTTTCAACAAACACCCGCTTATCTGCGGTATGCACCGCAATGCTCAACGCAGCGTTTGCCCCGTCTTGACCATATTTGACACCGGCAAAAAGTTTGCCTTGGAAAGTTGGCAAACTGTCAACTTTTAGCGCATCCCATTCAGCTGCTGCAATTGCAGATTTCTGATTGTACGATGGCCAAAAGCCTAAACGCTGAACGTTGTGGTCAAGCTTGTCTTCACCCAGTTCGGCTTCGATTTTGCGTTCGGTCAAGTGAAAACCGAGTGACGGATTTGAATTGTACCATGCATCGATATCGTCGATTTCCTTTTCTTCAGACACCGACCATTCCGCCCAACCAGAGTACTTAGCTTTACCGAAAAGACAAGTTTCACGATATTTTGTGAACACGGTACCGCTTGAAACGGGCGTGGGCGGTGTACCGCACATCACGGTCATCGGGTTTTCGCTATCAGTAACGGTGTACTTGAGCGCCGATTCTTGCTCCGTGGTGTATTCCTGAGCTTCGTCGATAACGAGAAAATCAAAGCCTTCGCCCAGTCCGCCGTTGGATGTCCTCGTACGAAACTGGATAATTCCGCCCGTCTCATACAGTTCGATGAGTTCCTGTCCTTTAGCTCTTATTGAGTTAAAATCATCGCCATCAGTCAAACCCATCTTTTCAAGATACTTCTTAACCTTTTCAAAAGATGAATGAGAAGTACTGATCCTGTGCGCCGTATGCAGCATGTTAAGCCCGTGCTTAAGGCCCCACAGTTCAAGAATATAGATGATTTCCGTTTTACCGTTACGGCGGGGTATAGAAAAACCGAACTTCTGATGCACCCATAAGCCATCATCATCAACAGCCATGATTGACTTGACAAGATTTTTCTGCCACGGGTAGCTCTTCAGTCCGGTTTTTTCGTATATTGCGATTGCTTCATCCGACAAGGATTCAGTGTATGGTAGAATTACCGATTGAGTAGGATTCTGATTGCCTAGTCGTTTTTCAGCCATGGCCTTCTTCCTTTCAATCGTATTGCCCAGTTTAACGCCATATGACAGGGCAAAAAAGAGTATAAAAATAGCGGTTAACTTAATTAACCGCCAAATATCATTTCGATTAAGCCAACCACATCATAGTCATCTTTTGCACCTCTTAAACACGTTATGGAAAAATAAAAGCACCCTTACGGATGCTTAGATTTTAATCTTTCAGGTTTTTCTCTACGTAGTTTTTCAATATAATCCTTCAACTCTTTTGCTCTTTCTTTTTGAAGACGCCGTTCTTCTTCGGTATAATCCGGCTTGTTGGATTCTGAATCAATCCGTTCCTGATAATATTTTCGAGCCAATTCCTTACTTAACATAAAAATATCACCTCAATTTATAAATATATAAACCAGCCTCTTTTTTCACTAACTCTAAATCAGCACCACTGTTTATAAGAAACTCTCGCTGCTTTCTATATGCTTCATCAGCTATCAACTCAACGTAACCGCCATTACTTCCCCTGGGAACAATAATTGCCACATTGGGTACCTTTCCTATTACTGCCTTTGGCATAGCTGAAGTACTTAAAAACTTATTCAACCGCTGATTAAGTTCTTGGGGTAATTTATCATTCCTGTATACTATTATATCATCTTTCAGTTTAAATTTCGATATACCTTCATTGATAAAACCTGCATTTCTCAAAATGATTTCCTTTTCTCTTTCGTCTTTTGGGAAATAACGACCTTCCAAAAATTCATTGATTTTGAAAAACAATTTCTTGCCATCATCATCTGTGCCATTATACGTATATTTATTAATCGACCTTATCTCTTCATCTTCCAAGTCTTTTTGCCATATTCTTGCCTCTTTCCTTAAAGACTCAACAGCCTTCGACGTAGGAATCGGATTATATCCCAATGCCCTTGCCTCCGCTTCGGCTGCAGTCTGAATGCTGTCTTTCCTTCTAAAGCCATTATCGCCTTTTGATTTACGAATCCTTTCACGTTCGACTTTCGATTCGTTTCTCCACCCCTTAGTGTGTGCATTCTGCACGCCTCTTCCGTCCTCCGGAAAATATTCAACAATGCAGCGGCAGTTATCGTGACGGCGATAGATCTCTTGTTTAACTGGATAATCGTACGTCCCCGCCAGATTTGCACACCACTTGCAGCCGTTGCCAGCATATCTTCTGACGATTTTCGGATGCAGACCTGCGCTGGCGTGGAATTCAACGTTTTTAGCAATTGTGTCATCAACAACGGATTGCGTGAAGTTAGCAATCGGACTGCCCATGACGAACTTGTCATTTTCAAAATCACCTTTGGACAGGCGCTCAATCAATCCATCAACCTTATCCTGATCAATGTCCGGCTTCAGTGCGGCTAGGGTCAAGCCCGCCTTTCTATTGAGAACTTTCTGCACACCAGCCGCCAGTTCAGACACCAGTTTATAATTGGTACCCAGCGTTTTCTGCAACAGCCGTTGAGCAATATTGTAGTACATTGTACCGTTAGGCAATAATTCGTTTGTTACATGTTTTGTCAGGGCGTCAGAGAGAATGCAGCCGACCTCATATGCGTACTCGTAAGCGTCAGCATATGTAGCTGATTTGTTCTCCAATTTTTTCTGCACCTGTTTGACAATCCCGTTAGCAGCATATGACTTTTCAAATTCGTCACAGACCAGTTTCAGCAACTCCGGCAAAACATCATCAGTCATCGCTTACCACCTCTGACTGTGCAGTAACCTGTGGATTGATGTTTTCTGCGCCGTGAATGCCGGTCAAATCCCTGATGGTCTCGCCCGTCACAAATCCCGGAATCGCCTGGTTGAGTTTGATTACGCCATCGCCAATCAGCGTCAGCGTATTAGCATCGGCCTCGAATAACGGCTCCCATTTGACTTCAGTATCGACAAAACGGCTGCGTGCATAGTGGAACTGGTCCTGGAGACACACCGCCGTATATGCGCAATTCAACAGGCCACTGCCCAGTGACCGCTGCGCCTTACGTCCAGCCAATCTCAGATTTTCATGACTGGCCTTGATTGCCTCAACTGAAGACGGATTATCAGACGCAAAGCCCAAATCATCGAGCGTCAATCCCATTTCTCCGGCAAAACCGGCAGCTGCGGTTTTCAGCTGCTCAGTAAACGGAGCCATGCTTGCGGTCGTGAACTGGCCGACAGTAGGACGGTCGCCATCATCATCCTTGTCAATCCTCAAAAGAGATGAAACCGTTGCTCTCCACGAATCCATCGGTTCGGCATCAGGATCCATGCCAAGAATGTATTTCTGCGGATACGAATAAAATTCGGCCGTGACGTCGGCTCGCTCAAGCGTGCGTTTGGCGTAACGCTGATAATACATACCTGATCTGGTGATTCTTGACCGACCAAACGGTCTGACAGCGTCGGGCCTGTGAATGACCGGAACAAGCAGCGGCATACCAGCGGGATTGGCGATTGAATATGGTGAACCGCCTTTAGGGTAATACCACGTTTCAGTCGACGTGAAATATGCTTCCAGAAGCGGTGCCTCTGTATCAGTATCTCGCTGAAGTACGGCATACCCTTCCGTTAGCAGACCCGTAATCGGGTCAATGACACCCGTGGCATTAGACGCTTCAATGACCTGCAGACGCACAGGATCAGCAGAATCAGAATCAGCAGAGACGTAGACAAAACAGCAGCTGCCAATCAATGCCGATAGAACTGCGCTGTCAAAAAACACATCGGGATTGTTCTGCTTAAAAATCTGATTTACTCCAAAATCATCATTTGCAAATTCTCTAAATACCAGTCTGTCTGCCAGAGCGTCAACACCCTTCGCATTCCACCCGAGTACCGCACGATACCGATCACGCACGCTAGGCGGGATAGTCAGTCCGACGGGGGAATCATGATATTTAGATGCATACTGCTTATATCTCATCAGAACCCGTGGCCTGACGGTTGCCAGCTTGCGTTTCAGGTACCCCATACCCTTAAATTCACTCACTTTATCTACTCCTTTCATGTCGCGCGAGAAAAAATGTACAGTGACGGCGGGAAAGCACGGACGGACCGTGGAGGGGGGGCTATACCCCCCTGTATCTGGACCAGTCCAGTGACTGCGGAAGATTCCTGTTGCCGATTACTTGAGGCTTCTTTTTAAATCCACTAGCATATAGCTTGTCCGATTTCTGACGGTTGCATTGCCAATGAGCCAGCTGCAGATTGTCCAGACTAGATGGATGACCACCCTTGCTAATCGGTACGATGTGATCAATGACAGGCGACAATGGATCCGGAGCTTTTAGCGTCTTGTCAACAGGCTTGCCGCAAATCCCACAGACGTTTTGTGTCAGTAATATTCTTCTCTTATTCTTCTCAAATGCAGTCCTGTGCTGTCCTTGTCTGTCAGCTCTGACCATGCTGTCACCTCCACTGGTGGTATATAAAAAGGCAAGGGATTAACTTGCACTCCAGGGGGATGCTTACCATCTTGGCATGGTATCCCCAAGGGGGTGTTAATCTCTTGCCTTTTTCGACGTTATCATAATAGCATGTATGCACGGTTACTTTGTATACACTCCAACTACACTCTTACTACACTTCAACTACACTACAACTGCACTCAAACTACACTGATTGACTGAACGCCCTGAATGTAAAGCTTGGTGACATAGCTGCAGCTATAGCTAACATCGTCCGCTATATCTTCTAGAGACTGCAGGCCGATGAAGTATCGGTCCAAAACCAACGCCTGCTTCTGATTGTCGAGAGCGTCAATGCATCGTGTAATGTCTGTCCTGTCCTGACGTGCATACTTGAGAAGCGTGTTGATTTTATCTTCCAACTCTTCCCTTTGAATAAGCTTGTCTGTCAGCGTTATTTTGACTGATGATTTAGGTTCACTGCTCATGGCTGGGGACTTGAGCACGATAAGATCACTGTCAATCTGCGCCAGTTTATCTTCCAGCCGATGAATTTTTTCCATCTTCTTTCGATACTGAAAAAGATATGCTTTATTTGCCTTGAAGATATCTTCCAAGTAATATCACTCCTTTTGAATGCGTCAGTCACGACCCGCCTTAATCATGGCAATTGCCGCAATCATTCCGAAACAACTGACCAGCTGAAAGCGTAATTCCACCATGACTGATTCCTTTATCAAAATCAGCGGTAGCATAAATAGAATAATCGATGCAATCAGCAATATCTTGCCTGCTTTTGTCAGGAATTCCTTTCGCAGCTCTTCTTCTATAGCTCTGTCAATTCGGTCTAGCTTCTCAGCATATCTTCGTGCTGCTTCATTGTAATCATATTTATCCTGTCTCACTTTTTTCTCCTTTCTTTTATCAGTTCTATCGTAATGTGCACAATTGCATAAATTACCGAAATGACACTAAATTGAATCCATTCTTCTCGAGTCATATTTTCTGCACTCCTTTGCTTCTTCATACGTTTCTGTGAAAATATCCGGCTTGCATGGATAAAATTCTCCCTTAACTCCTTTGATGATGTAGTCGCCTTTTGCCGCAATCATCAATCCCTCAAGGGTCTCTATTTTTAAAATCGGGCTGTCTGTGTCAGCGTAATCAATCCGGACTGGATCTAATCCCAATTCTGATAATTTTAAAATTGATTCTTCAGTATCTGTGAACTGAACCGCCTCAACCACAACTGGTTTCTTTCTGTACTTCATTTTCGTCCTCCTAAACTCCGGCCATGCCACGCATGACTGTACTTTCTTCCAAGTCTTACCATCGACACTTTCTTCCTGCGTTTTCTGGCATCGGCCTGCATGATTTTGTCAATACTTGCCAACAAATCATGCTCTAATTTGGAGCTTGTAAGTCCGTAGTCTCTTGTGATGCGCATCTAAGCGCCTCCTTCTCTGCTTCTTCAGCAGTTTCAGCTTTGACCAACTTGTTTGTGATGACCTTGCCGATTTTAATGGTCACTAAGTAGTTTTTCATCCTCTTCCCTCCTTACAATGCGCCGGCGGAGGACTCGAACCTCCTCATCATGAGATGGACCGTTTCCGGCACACTTGAGCCTGATTATCCGTACGTTACAACTAATTTCTTAAAGGAGTTATGCCTAGCAACGGCTAGCCAACCGATTATCGACTCAAGAACAATCAGTCGGCTATGCACACGTTGCAATTCGATTGCTGGCCATGATGCCCGTGTGCAATTCTGATTTGCGCGTTAGTTTAAAGTGATAGCTATAAAGTGTTGTGAGTACCCAAGCCCACTTTAGACTGCACGTTCAGACTAATCTAGATTGAGAAATGATAATTTTTTTACCCCATTCAGGGTAATGATTGCGCCCAGCTGTTCGCCAAGACGCAACCAGTCTACTTAAAAAGATCTTGCCAGTCATAATCAATGTTTTGCTTAGCTACAGGTTTGACTCTCTTAGTCGTCCCAATGACGGCAGAATCGAAATGATTCGGCCTCAAGACAACGACTTCAACAGGAACCTTGAATTTACGAGCGAACAACGAAAACTTGATTTTGGACTTTTTATCAATTGAGTACTCGTCATATCCGTTCTTCACATCGTAGACATGCTTTAACTCCCCGTTTTCGTCATATACTACAAAATCCGCCTTATATGCCGTCTGGCGCAATTTAATCAATTCTAAGGTGAATGTATCCAACAACGTAAAACGTTGCTGACACGTGAAACTGTAGCCACTAGGCTTGATATATCGTTGGTAGAACGTCGCTTCTTTTAGAGAGTCAAACTTGAATCCGTCAAGCACGACTTTTTTTCCAAAGTGAGAAGCAGCATGCGTTCTTCTGTACATAACAATCTCCTATCCGTAAAGTTGATTCTTGAGAGATTCGATATCCGACAAGGTTTCGCTCATGTCAATGCCTGCGTTCTGCTTGTTCGCCAAGTCATCGAAGTTCTCCATCGTTTTCTGTTTTTCTGGTTTAGCGTGTTTTGATTTAGCAGTTCTGTTGTTTTTGTGCTCTGCCTCTAGCGCTTCGACATCTGATAAACTTTGCGGTCGCTTATCCTCCCAGGTTCGCAGAACGGCGCATGCGTATTTCCAGTTGCGCACGTTATTACTCAAGGCTATCTGCATCGCCTTGATGATGATAAGATCAGGCTCCTTTGATTGTTGCTGCCATTCGTTATACGTATGGCGCATATCGTCGTACAGGAAGCTGCTCATCATGCCGAAATTCTCTTGGTAAAATTCAACGATCTTTCCGAAGCCGTCGTCGTCGATTGCTTCTTCTTCCGGCTGATCCACTATGTTAACTAAACTAGTATCAACGACTGCGTCTTCGTTTAAGTTAGTATTGTTATTATTAGTATTGTTATAGTTAGTATTTGTTAGTGTCCGATTTTCCAACGTACGGTTTTCCAACGTTGGATTATCCAACGTTGGATAATCGGACATAGGTTCTTCTGACAAAATCCATTTGCTTTCTCTCAAAAAGCCTTTTCCGTCTCGCACACGATAACGCTTTAAATATCCAGCAGATTCAAGCTCTTTTAATCCAGCCTTCAAAGATGCCTTCCCATCAGTGGAATGCTTTAGTACTTCAACTTCATAAAAATTCCAAGAATCAGATTGCGACCATAGGTACGCAAAGATTCCCTTAGCCTTCCAGCTCAATGCAGTATTATTCAGAACATCATTGCTTATCACAGTAAATCCTTTGCGCCGTATCTTTTCAACTTTCAAAAAAGTATCCTCCTTTCTAAAATCATCCCCAGGGCGCCGACGCTCTCTGCG